TTTGTTTGGAATGTTTAGACTATTAAAAAAATCATTTGTAGAAGGTAATAAAGCGGCTGGTAATTTATCTCCTGCCTCACAAAACGTATTAAAAAATATTGATTCCATATTAGCGATGGAATTAACAAAACAAAAAGTTGAACGAGAAAAAGAAGCAGAAGGAGAAGTAGAAAAAAATATAACAAATTACTACATGACTCTAGGAAAAGGAGAAACTCCTGAGTTTCAAAAAGAGTTGGCTATTCTTACAAGAAATAACTTAGAAACTATGTTGGCTGATCCTTCTGATTTTTTAGGAACAGAACAGAAAGTAAATGAAACTCTTATCTTGTCAAATACGTTAGATGATAACGCTTTTGAAAATGTTCCTTATTGGGTAGAAGAACTAGCTAAAAGACAAGCACTTGCAATCATTAAAGAAAATAACTTAAAAAGAAGCACATTAGGTGATATGTTGTTTTACGATATGCGAAATCCAAAACCAGAAGAACCAGAAGTAGACATCTTTGAAGAAGAGGTTGTGCCTAATGTCATATCTAGATTGGCCTTGGGCGGTGATCCGTTGCAAGAGATGCAACCTGTTATGTTAGGTGGCAAAGATGAACGTAATGAACAAGTAGATCAACTAGACATCTTTCAAGACTCACGGAACACGGACCTTCCTGCAGAAGTTGAAATGGCCAATTTTGTTTTTGGTAAAGCACCAGGATGGGCGATTGCGGGAGCAAATAAAATTGATGATTTACTTCGTGGAGGAAACACAGGACAACGAATAGCACAAGCAGATTACTTATCTGATCAAGCAGGTAATATTCTTGGAGAGAAGGCAAATCGTTTTTTCTCGGGCCTCGAAGCACGGCTCATCGACCCTAATGCACCAGACGTGTTTAATGGACCAGAGGATTTATATAATTTTTTACAGTCAAAAGGCATTTCTAAGTTTGAGGTAGAAGATTATCAATTACCACAGCTTATCGAAACAATGACAAAAACAGGAAACCCTATTACAAAAACGGCGTTGCTAGAGAGAATTAGCATGGCACCTATTCGTAAATTAAAATCTACCGTTAGAGGTTTTAGATCAGAAACAGAAAACGTTGATAATCAATTTATCAGAGCAAAGTATGGTGACTCATATTACGAACCAGGTTCTATACCTGAATCGTACAGAGAAAACATTTTGTATCTTGACGCAACAGATATTCCTGGTGACATTGCTTTGTATCGACATAGCACGCACGGGTTCTTTCCTGACGACTCAACAAATTACGTGATCGGGTGGACGCGGGGCACGGACCGTTATGCGATAATACCTGGCACTAAAGGACAGGTCACGAACATCGGACCAAAGACAGATGAACTTAATAGTAAAATAGAACGTTTGACAAAGATAACAAACAGATCACCAGAGGATATTGTTAATCAATCAGGTGGCCGTGTATCGTTGGAGCAAGCACAGAAAAATATTGACAAAGCAAAAAAAGATTTAGTCAAGGCGCAAAACGAGTTGGCTAACGTTGGTAAAACAGATGATGCTGTTGTTACAGGAGATCAAACAGTGCGTGTAACATTTGCTGATGAAATACAATCTGACATTATGCAGACATATAGAAAACATTTGGAAAATGTTTTGGCTGATTATCGAAAGTTAGTTGACAAAGGTATTGATCTTAAAGATACGGCGAAGATACGACAACAACAATATTCGTTAGATTTAAAAACAGATCAAGATGTATTAGAGTTTTACGCAAAACATAAAAGTTTATTTAGACCCGTATTTAAAACAGAAGAAGACTTCGCTGCTTACATAGACGACATTAGAAAATCACAAGCCGTCTTTAAAGACTTTGCAAAAATAAGACCAGGTACTATGACACCAGCAGCTTTAGCGGCAGTTAGACAAGCAGGAAAAGATAGAGATAAAGTATTATCTATTTTTGAAGAAGCATTTACAAACCCTGAAACAATGAAAAAACTATTTCCTAACATACCGTTTAAAGACAGAAAAGTTTGGGGTGATGCGTTGGTTAAGAATGATTTAGCTATGGCAGCAAAAAGAAAATTTGTTGATAAAGATGTGAACGCTGCTGATTGGTATGTTATATCACCAGCAGAACTAATAACAAAAAGATATAGTCAAACAGGAACAACAGCAACACCATTTGCAGAGAGAACGAAAGACATGAAAGGTATTGGTCAATATGAGTTTTATGGTGGTCCTAATGTTACAGATCCTAACGGTAAACATTTTACGAGTGTCTTAGAACAATCACTGCGTAGAGCAGCGAAAGTAAATAATGCTGAATTTAAAATTGTAAAGGTACAAATAGGAGAACCTACATCTATGCGTAGATCTGTGCAAATAGTAAATGCACAAGGTGATGTTATAAAAGAATTTAAAATGGCAAAAAGCAGTAAAGCAGAGGATTTTGGTGATGTTATGAATAAAGCAGAAGATTATATCAACGCGGCGGAAGATGGACAAGGTTTAATGGCTAGACCAGTAGAAACACCTTCGGGCTTTAAAACTATAGATGCTTATGCTATAAAGTTAACCCCTGAAATGGTATTACCAACAAAAACACATCTGGCGTCTGGGGGATATGTACGATATGATCCTCTTGTATCAATAGATGAAATGATAGGAGCAGCATAATGGTTGTAGAAAGACCAGCAAATTACGACGAACCACAAACGGTTAATGATGAATTAATGATACCGCCATTGGTGGGACAAGAGGTAGAATTAGCTCCAGGAACTGATCAGCCTATTGATATTGAAATGACGGAAGATGGAGGTGCTATTGTCAATCCTGATATAATACCACCTGAAACAGGTTTTGATGGTAATTTAGCAGAGTTTATTGATGAGAATGATTTGCAAAATATTTCTAGTGAGCTTAGACAATCTTTTGAGGATGATAAGTCATCAAGAGAACAGTGGGAAGAAACATATACAAAAGGATTAGATTTACTTGGATTAAATTACAATGAACGTTCTCAACCATTTCAAGGTGCGAGTGGTGTGACGCATCCACTACTAGCAGAGAGTGTTACGCAGTTTCAAGCACAAGCTTACAAAGAATTACTACCAGCAAGTGGCCCTGTAAGAACGCAAATTATTGGTTCAGCCACCAAGGAAAAAGAGGATCAAGCACAGCGTGTAAGTGATTTCATGAATTATCAAATCATGCACGTGATGGAAGAATATGATCCTGAACTAGATCAAATGCTTTTTTATTTACCTTTAGCAGGTTCTACATTTAAAAAAATATACTACGACGCAAATCTTGGAAGAGCCGTATCTAAATTTATACCAGCAGAAGAGTTAGTTGTTCCTTACACAGCTACGAATTTAGAAGAGTGTGAAAGAGTAACTCACGTTTTAAAAAGAACAGATAATGATATTAAAAAAATGCAAGTCTCAGGTTTTTACCGCGATGTTGATTTACAAGTAAATCAAGATGAAAACAAAGTTGAAGAGAAGGAAAGAAAATTATCAGGCATAGAAAAAACTGGTTACAGAGATGATCAATATACTTTATTAGAAATGCATGTTGATTTAGACGTACCAGGATTTGAAGATCCTGATGGTATTAAACTTCCATATATAGTTACAATAGATGAAGGATCTGGAAACGTTCTTTCTATCTACAGAAATTATAAAGATGGAGACACCTTATATAAAAAACAGCAATACTTTGTTCACTATAAGTTTATGCCTGGTCTTGGTTTTTATGGCCTTGGATTAATTCATATGATTGGTGGTTTATCTAGAACTGCTACAGCAGCTTTACGTCAATTGATTGATGCTGGAACATTAGCAAATTTACCTGCAGGTTTTAAAGCTAGAGGTTTGCGAATAGCAGACGACGATAGCCCTATACAACCTGGTGAATTTAGAGATGTGGATGCACCTTCAGGTGATTTGCGCGCAGGTCTTTTACCTTTACCTTATAAGGGCGCTGATCCAACTTTATTTCAATTACTTGGTTTTTGTGTTCAAGCAGGAAAAGAATTTGCAACCGTAGCTGATCAAAAATTAGGCGATGCTGCAAACTCAGGAGCTCCTGTCGGCACAACAATGGCTTTAATGGAAAGAGGTATGCGTGTCATGTCCGCTATTCATAAAAGAATTCATTATGCTCAAAGAATAGAATTTAAATTACTTTCTAGAATTTTTGCAGAATCTTTACCGCCTATGTATCCCTACGAAGTACAAGGTGATTTACAGTCATTAAAAGCTAGTGATTTTGATGAAAGAATAGACATTATTCCAGTTTCTGATCCAACTATATTCTCAATGTCTCAACGTGTGACGTTAGCACAAACACAATTACAATTAGCTGAAGCTGCACCGCAAATGCATAATATGTATGAGGCGTATAGAAGAATGTATTCAGCAATGGGTGTTCAAAACATTGATGCTATATTACCAGTTCCTACTGGACCAGAACCAATGGACCCAGGTATGGAAAATGCAACAGCGTTATCAGGCGGTTCTTTAACTGCTTTTAGAAAACAAAATCAATTAGCTCACATAGATGCACACAGAGCTTTCTTTTCTAGTGTTTTAGTAAAAAATAATCCTCAAGTTATGGCTATTTTGCAATCACATGTCATGGAACACGTGTCGCTACAGGCAAGGGAAGAGGTAGAACAAGAAATGGCAAAAGAATTTGAAAAGTTACAGGCTGAATTTGGTGGTGAATTACCACCAGAACAACAAAATGAAATGCAAGAGCTGGTAGAATCTAAAATTGCGGAGAGAATTGTTGAAATGACTGAAAAAATGGTGACTGAAGAGCAGCAAATGATGGCTGAACAAGGTGAAGATCCATTAATTCAACTAAAACAACAAGAAATTAACTTAAAAGCGCAAGATTTACAGAGAAAAGCAGCATATGATGAGGGTAAAATGGCCTTAGATGCTGCAAAATTGGCTCAAAACGAAGAATTAACAGAAGCTAAGATAGATTCACAAGAAGATATTGCACAATTACGTGCAAATGTTAATCTGAGTAAACAAAATGACAAACGCAACCGCTAGACTACAAGAATATTTTAACGAATTAATGAATTTTGCTGATACAGCGGTCACAAATCAAGAGGAACAAATACTTTTAGCAGGTTCCATGATGGCTGTGGCTAAAATGTTGTATCATAATAATTTAAATGAAGACGAATATAATAATATTATGGACCACAACGGAAGAGACTTGCTAAATCTGCTAAAACCAACTATACATTAATTATTATGGCTAATAAAAAATTTCCTGACATGAGTGGCGATGGTAAAGTTACTAAAAAAGATATTTTAATAGGCCGCGGTGTAATTAAAAAACAAACAGGCGGCGAAATAAACGGTTTAAAAAAAATGGGCATGAAAAAAGGTGGTTTAGCAGGTAGACTGGCTCAACGTGGCTATGGAAAGGCAAGATCATGAAGTTTAAAAACGCAAAAATGACGGAAGTACCTCAAAAAAATCCTTTTCCAAACAGAGGAACTGCTTCAACTGCTGAAGTAAGTATTTCTCCTTTTGTTGTAAAACAAAACAAAGGAAGCGGACCAAAAGGGCAGACAAGTAATGCTCAAATTAAAAAGGTAGCTTTCAAAGGCGTAAAATAGTATAATCCCCCACTTAAACAAGGAGGTAGTATGAATCTACTGAAAGATCTCTGGTCACAC